CGTCCTTCTGAGGTACTGGAACCAGTAATCCTCGGCAACATCGACCCCAACACGTTCAACCAGTCCTCCGAGATGGAGCGTATGGTACAGATCGGCACTGGAGCCATTGAGTCCAATGCCCCTCTGAATGCTGATCGACGTAATGAGACTGCCTCTGGTATCAGCATGATTCAGTCCTCGGCTTTGAAGCGCATGAGACGTACGATGTGGAACATGGAGCGACAGTTCCTGAATCCATTCATCAAGAAGTCCATGCACCGATATATGCAGTTCAACCCTGACAGGTATCCTGCTGACTACCAGTTCTGCATCAAGGGAACCATGGGCATCGTGGCACGGGAGTTTGAGCAAGCACAGCTCATTGGTCTCCTGAGTAACATCTCTCCTGACAGCCCGAAGCATGATCTGGTACTTAGAGCTATCATAGAGTTATCAAGCTCTCCCAAGCGGGACGAGATACTCACAGCACTGGATGAGCTGAGCAAGCCTGATCCTAAGCAGAAGCAGATGGAAGAAGAGCTACAGCAGCTACAGCTAGAGTCCGCTAGAGAGGGGCTTAAAGAGCAGCAGTTAGAGAACCAGAAGACTCAGGCTGAAATAGCTAAGATCATAGCAGAGAAGGAGTTCATCGACAAGCAGAAGGACCTCGAAGATGAGAAGGTAGACATCCAAGCAGCTAACACTGTCATTGGACATGATAAGGTTCGTGTACAACGAGAGAGCCTGTCTGTTCAGCGAGAGAAGAACGCTATTGATGCACGCAAGAAGAAAGAAGGGGATAAGAAATGAGCAACGTAACACCAGAACAGCTTGAAGATGCAATACTACTTGTAACTGGTAGCCCTGAGTGGCAGACCATTACTGTAGGACTCTTCAACGAGATTAAAGCGGCACAAGCAAATGTCTTCAATCTCCCGACATGGGATGATGTAAACGAAGAGAAAGGATTCATTCGTGGTTTGCTTTATGTGATAACCCTGCGGGATCAGCTTGTTGCTGCGAAGACGCAGGCTGAAGCAGATGCCAACGTATAACTACAAGTGCTCCGAAGACGGATACTTCGAGCTACAGCAACGCATGAAAGATCACGCAAAGGGCACATGCCCCACCTGCGGGTCTATCTGTAAGCAGGTGCTTTTGACTCCGCCCGTACTTGATACGGAAGCCATGGCAGACATTGGAATGCCGAGTGCTTTCAGCAAGTCGGGGGACCGGATGACTAAGCGCCACCAAGAAGCTGGTCAAACCAGTGATTATTGGCGAGACTAGCACCAACCGATCCCTACACTGTTCCTCCGGCGGGATCGTAACCTAATACCGTACACCCCTTGCGGGAGCGGGATACTTAGAGGAGTCATAGACATGGCTAAATATGAGGACTATGTAGTCCCCAATGCTGACGGGATTGATGAGCAAATCACTGATGCAGCCAAGCAGCAAGAGGCGCGACAAAGAGACCCTGAGACTGGACAATTCATCTCAGACCCTGCCGCCACACCTAATGTTGATTGGGAGCAGCGGTATACCGAACTTGAAAAGCTGAATAGCCGACAGGCACAGACGCTTGGAGAGTACCGACATACCATTGATGAGTTCATTTCCGGCCCTACACCAGCTATAACGCCAGAGCCTCTGCCCTCACCATCGCCTATCACGGTGGATGAGCTGTACGAGGACCCAAATGCTGCTGTCGCTAAGGCAGTAGACAACCATCCTGTAGTTCAGGAAGCACGTGCTCTTAGGGAGCAGCTAGAGACTGACCAGCGTAATAAGAGCGCTAAAGAGTTTCAAGGCAAGCACCCGAAGTTTCAAGAGCTTGTTGTGACACCTGAATTCCAGAATTGGGTCGTAGAGGATGAGACACGCAAAGACTTAATGCGACGGGCTCATCAATACGATTTCAGTGCTGCGGATGCACTCTTTACTCTCTATGAGATGGAGAAAGGCTTAACGCAAGTACGTGCTCAGCAAGACATCCAACAGGCAGAGCTAGTCTCATCGTCTGGAGAGATGGTCAAAGAACCACCCCGATACAGCAGGCAAGAGTACATTAACAAGCTCAAGCGTGCTCGGCAAGGTGATTTGGAATGTGATGAGTGGGTAAAGGCGAATGCCGCTAACTATCGAATGGCGTTACAGAGTGGGAATGTCCGTGACTAATCACTAGAAGTATTCTTTTAACCACCACGCAAGAGGTAAGTAAATATGGCTACTGCCCTATATACCCCTGACACAGTTGCGTCTAGTACAACGGTAACCACCGCTGCCAACTTTATCAAAGAGTTGTGGTCAGACGAAGTGATCGCCGTGTACAAAGCCAACACTGTCATGGTCCCCCTCATACAGTCTATGCCTTTCTCTGGTGAGAAGGGTGACACTGTACACATCCCGAAACCTGCACGCGGCTCAGTAACAGCTAAGTCGGCAGGAACGGGCGTTACGCTGATCGTTGAGACCGCTGGCGTCTTCAACCTCAGCATTGACCAGCACTTCGAGTACTCTCGTTTGATCGAAGACATTGCCAAGATTCAGGCATTGGATTCCATGCGGGCGTTCTACACAGATGACGCTGGTTACGCACACGCACTGTCCTTGGACGCTGCGCTTCACGCTAATGCTGCTACATGGGCAGGTGGCGATGGCACGCCTACTACGGCTGGCTCCGCCTACTCTAAGGCTGGCATCGGTGGCGATGGTACAACCACGTGGGTACAGACTGGTTCCGGTAACGGTTCTGCTCTGACTGACGCAGGTATCCGTCGGGCAATCCAGTATCTTGACGACAACAACGTACCGGCGCGTATGCGTCAACTCGTTGTTCCGCCTGTTGAGAAACGTCGGTTGCTTGGGCTTGCTCGCTTCACTGAGCAGGCGTTCGTTGGTGAGTCGGGTTCTAGTAACTCGATCCGCAATGGCCTGATTGGTGACATCTACGGTATCCCCGTATATGTCTCTACGAATGTGCCTACGGTTGACTCTTCGGATTGCACGAGCTATCGCCCGTGCTTGCTATTCCAGAAGGAAGTTGCCGTTCTCGCTGAGCAACTCGCTCCGCGTGCGCAGTCGCAGTACAAGCAGGAGTTCCTGTCTGATCTATTCACGGTTGATACCATCTATGGTCTGGGTACGCCTCGACCGGAAGCTGGTCTCGTCCTGATGGTTCCAGCAGCCTAATTGGAGAGGGGGTCTAACGGCCCCCAATCCCTCTAACTAGGAGGAACTAAACATGGCAACGACTATGGAAGCACTAACCACCTGTGCTGCCGTATTAACAAACCTCGCACAACCACGACAATTCCAAGACCTCTTTGAAGTAATTCCATTTACATTTACTCTCGAAGAAGATTCTCTGGGTGCTGGTGACGCTGCTACGGCAGACGTTACTGTTCCCGGCGCTGCGCTTGGTGACTTTGTGCTGGTTGCTCCGGGTGTTGATCTCGTCTCGTTAGTACTGACTGCCTTTGTGCAAGCAGCTAACACTGTAACGATTCAGTTACAGAACCAAGAGTCGGATGACGCTAATACGACACTAGCAACAGTTGGTACTGCCTTTGGCCTGATCTTGAAACCAAGATTTGCTTGGGCAACAAGCTAATAAGGCTTTTGGGGGTGCGCCTAAAGCACCCCCTCTATTTCTAGGAGACTGACGTGGCAAAGAGGCGCTTCTCACTCATCAACAAGAGGAAAGCTCCAATACTAGCTACCACGGCAGAGCTAGCTGATGTAACCCATGCAGTCAATACAGACAACGCTAAGGTAGAAGGCTATCAGGTATTCAATACCACCACCAATGCTCCAGTGTGGTCTGAAGGTAATGCAGCCGCTGATGTGTGGAATGATGCCACAGGCACTACTGCACACTCACCAGTATAGGATAACTAATGGCAACCCAACTAGCAATTGTTAATAAGATACTCATACGACTGCGTGAGACACAAGTCTCTGCTATTACTACTGGTAGTTACTCTGAGCTTATTGCCACCTTTGTAAACGAAGCAAAGGAGGAACTAGAGGACATGTGGTTCTGGACAGTCAACGAGACCTCCATTGACACATCTATCCTTGCAGACGGTACACTAACCTATGACCTCACAGCAACTACAGATCGCTCCTTTTTGCTCAGACTAATAGCAGACCAATTACCTATGGCCTTTGACATCACTGCGGGTGAGGAGCGTCAGCTATTTGATTACCCACTGATGGAAAGGAACCGTATCAGAGACACATGGTCTGGTACTCCTGACGACCAAGCAACCCCACAAGCATTTGCTATCCAACCTGACTCTGATGGCAGAGGATATACCTTAGCTCTAATCTATGGCTCTAATACAGCACGGACATGGAGAACTTATTGGTATGCACCCCAAGCTGAGATAGCTGTAGATGGTACTGGTGATGCTACCAGCATCCTCTTACCTGAGCGACCTATCTATCTACGAGCACTCTGGCTGGCAGCTAATGAGCGTGGAGAAGAGATGGGTATGCCGGGGAGTATGTTAGAGACACAAGCTAGAGATGCTGCGGCTGCTGCAATGGAGTTGGACATGCAGGTAAATAAGAAGTCAGCTATTACTGACATGACTAACCTTGAACGACTTCGCAGGAACGTATCGCTGTAATGCCAACTGATAGACAACATGGTGGGGCAGCTCTAATCCCAATTAACCTCACGGCTCCAGCTATGAGGGGATTGAATACAGAGGCTGGCGCATCACTGCTCACTCCAGAGTGGGCTACTGTACTTAACAACGTCATCTTCGATAGTGCTGGACGTGCTGCTGTCCGTAAGGGCTGGCGCACAGACACAGCTACTCCCGGAGCTGGCGTCATCATGAGGATTCACGAATATGTCAAAGCGGACGGAACAATCAAAACACTCAGTTCCACTGACGCGGACATCTTCAATACTGCGTCTGCGCCAACGTCAATTGAAGGCTCTCTCGGAATCACAGAGGGAAACATCAAGTTCGTCAACTTCAATGACAAGTGCATCGCACTCGGCACTGGAACGTCTGCGAACCCAAGTGTCTATACGGGCACAGGCAATTTTACAACTGTCACTGTTAATAGCGGCACAGCTCCTACTTCGGGCATCGGCACGGCTGCGTTCGGTCGCCTATGGGTGGCTGATTCAGACGGTAAAACTATCCGATACTGCGCACTCCTCGATGAAACACGATGGGCAATCGCAGACGGAGGAGGAACAATAGACATGTCTCGTGTTTGGCCCTCTGGTCAGGACGTTATCACTGCTATTGAAGAGTTTGCTGGCGATCTTGTGATCTTCGGCAGGCACAACACGGTGGTGTGGACAGATGGAGCTGGCTCCGATGTCGGCATCAACCCACTCAACATCTATATATCAGATACGATACCCGGCATAGGGTGTGTGTCACAGTTTGCCTTAGCCAGAGTTAAAGGTGACATGTGGTTCTTGAGCCACGCAGGTGTGCAGACACTCAGCAGAGCACTGCAAGACAAGACCACCCCAACCATCAATGTGTCAAAGAATGTGCAGACTAACCTTCTTGCTTACATGGTGAGTGCTACTGTTGATGATTTGACCATGTGCTACTCCCCAATCGAAGACTTCGTGCTACTGGTGTTCCCACAAGCCAACAAAGCATTCATGTTTGACACTAGGGGTGCTATGGAGGACGGGTCACACCGTGCCACTGAGTGGTCGAGTGACCTACAGACATGTGCTTACTTCCCTAACGACCAAGCGTTGTACGGTTCTCTCACTGGTACTGTTGGGGAGATCATGAAGCACGTCGGGCACAGTGACGATGGCAGTTCCTACGACTTCTCTTATGTATCAGGCTGGCTGGACTTCGGAGAACAGAACCAGTTCCTTAAGTTCGTCAAGAGACTTACCAGCTTTATGTTCGTTAGCGTTGACACAGACGTTACCTTCAACATGTGGTACGACTTCAATACTAATGCTAAGCAGGTAGTAAAGGCAGTCACAGGGGACCAAGGCTCAGAGTATAGTGTGTCAGAGTTCTCTGGTTCAGCAGGTAATCCGGCACATATAGGATACAAAGACCCAAATGCTACTGTACTCAGAGAGAGTGAGTTCGGGGGTGGCGTTGCACTACAGAGACTAATAGTACCCGGCAAGGGCGGCGGGCAGTACGTCAAACTTGGAGTCACACTAAGCACAAGCGAGGGTGGCTTTTCACTACAGGCAATTAACCTCTACGCGAAGGTAGGAAGGGTAGCTTAAATGGCAGACTATGCACGAGCAGGATCAGGTGGTGCAACTCACTTCACTGATAAAGATGCACTAACAACGGGCGATACCGATAAGGTAATCGTTGGCTCGCAGTTTGACGATGAGTTCAATGCTGTCCTCAATGCTGTGGCTGATAAACTAGACGAAGATGATTGGGCGAGTACGGCAGAGGCCAAAGACGAGTCCAGTACTACTAAGATCATATCCCCAAGCACTCTAGCAGACTGGTCAGATGACCACTCTGGTATGGTGGGAGACATGCAGGGCACAGTAGACCCCGACGCAGACGGGCTATGGGGCTGGGATGACTCAGCAGGTGTAGGTATACTGTTTACGTTCACTGATGGCCTTGCTTTCGGTGACGGTGTTATCACCCTAGAGCACCTTGGTTTTGAGGACTTAGAGGATGCTGGTGCTGACCGTATTCTCTTCTGGGACGACGGTGGTGGAGCCACAGGCTGGTTGCAGGGTACGAAGGGTGTAGAGATCAGTGGCACAGAGCTTAAGCTCGTTGATGTATCAGCAGGTGCTGCTCAGCCAGTAGTCATTACAGATGGTACGTTCACCTTTGACCTCTCCAGTGTTACAACGATGTCTATTGAAGATGTCAATGTGGCGCAAGATGGTATCGTCATGTCTGACAACGGCACTGTCAAGGTGCTTCCGCTTGATGAGGGTGGTGTAGATGTCATTGAGCATGCTGATGCTATTCAGACATTTGCCCTAGCAGACGCCAACACCTTGCAGGTTATGACCGGCATCTCTGCTGATCGTATCTGGACTATCCCAACTAATGCTGACGAGGCCTTTAAGATTGGCACAATCATCTACACATCTGACCGTGATGGTGGTGTGTCTGGGGCTAATAACATAGGAGTATTAGGAGATACTGGCGTTACTGTAACTTCAGTCCTACGTAGTGGCACAGCCAACACACATCAGATCACGACAGGTGGAACAGCAGCATTTATTAAAGTAGCTACCGATGAGTGGTTAGCAGTTGGAGACATCTTCTAATGACGTTGTTGTTTAGTGTTCTTATGATGGGTGGTCCCAAGCTTAATCTTGATGGACACACATTGGGCATTACAACTAACAGTGGGTCTGCTGCTGTACAAGAACTCTCCATAAGAGATGTAGGCACTGTTACTTACAGAGAGAATAGCGGCTCATGGATCGGTATTGATACTGCTACAGATTGGATACGTGCTGTTGCA